CATTATTTGTTTGTGAATTTTTTACATTCATTTCTATGTGTGTCACAATAGACAAATCATTAAAATCTACACCTGCTGGTGTATATATAATCATATTATCTACAACCTCATACTTTGTTGTCATCCAGTCTGATCCAGGAACAAGTATTCCATCTCTTGAAGGTCTTTCTGTTTTTGTAAAATAAAAGTATGTTTGGTTTGCACCTAACTCTGTGTATTGAAAAGTTACATATGTCTTTACAACTGCACCATCTGTATTATATCTGTAGTCTTTTGATATTTTATTTTTTAAATCTTCGTAGTCGTTATATCCAGTAAATAGATAATTATCTAAAGAGGTATAGGTTCTTTGAACTGGCACACCGTAGTCGTCTGCTAACTCTGCATATGTCCAACTTTCTGGCTTTGTCTCTATTGCAATTGTTTTTGATGGTATAGGATAGTCAACGTTAAATTGAATAAAATCAAGATCAAAATATTGATCACCTCGCTTATCGAGTACAGATTCAGCAAAATATGTTAAAGGAAGTTGATCTTCCCAGTATGCGCTTGCAGAAACCGTTAGACTGTATGTATTAAAAGTTGTTTCTGGCAAAACGGTGTAACTTGCAATATGGTCTAGTAAAGAGTCTTCATCAAGAACTATAACTCCTCCGCCAGAAATTGCTCCGTTGGCTGTGTCTGTTGTGCTTCCGTATGGTGGCATAGAGGTTGTATCTATTCCTCCATCTATATTAATTAATTGATTATTTTGATAAAAAGAAAAAAGATCTTCGTTCCAAACTGGAACTCCTATTTCATTAAACAAGGATCTAATTTTTTGAAAATTATGCGCTGTGCAAAAACCAACATTATAAATATTTCCAGTAAATGTTGATAAACCATTTTTATCTCCACCTACATACATTCTTAGATCTGATAAAGACCCAAAAAAATCTGATGCTGGATTCCCAAATCTTGAAACAAATGCTGGAATGTTTATTCCAACATCAATAATTTCTCCTGGCTCTGCTAATAGCGGAGAATATATTGTCTCTTCTGATCCACCGTAACTAATCTTATAAGATATTTGATTATTTAGCAACTGTATAAGAAGGTAACTATTTGTATTTTCTTTTTCAATTTTAAAAAGTGTTTGTGCTGATGCTGAATTTTGTGGTAGTTTAAAGCATCCATAAAAAGCAGAAACTGGGTTTTTCATAAAAGCAAAATTTTTAAAGAAAAGGTGCCCAGAAATAGAGTTCCAAGAGGGGTCTGGCCTAAATGAAAAAAAATCTCTTGCTTCAGATTGCTGAACTGCTTTGCATGCTAACAAAAGTTCTTTTTCTGTTCTTGAAGAAACAACTATCTCTGGAAGAGGATATGATTCAACGGAAAGAGATCTATTAGAGGTTGACACATTATCTGAAAACCCTTGATTCCATGAGCCTATTTTTGGATACGAATAGTTTGACGTGTAGTCTGCAAAAGAGTAATCAATAAAAACAGATGTACCGCTGTATGATGTGTTAATGTTTTCTGGAATGTCAACACCTTGACCAAATACGAACCTTCGTTTTGCAACTGATGACGAAACAATATATGGATATATACCAACACAGTCAATTTCTATTGGGTACACATCTTCATACGCATAGAAACCTATCCAGTCTTGGTCTTTACCATCGTTAAACATTTCTGGCAAAACAAGTCCTTCAGTTAAATAACTTAAAGATATAACTTCTTTTCCATTGATAAGCAAAGACGAAGTATTTTTTCCAACCCTTAAGTGAACAAGCATTGGCCTAGTCCACTCACCAACGTAGTATGTGCTATATTGTTCTCCTATTTTTAAACCCATAGACGGGCCATCAATATATATACCATCTTCGGAAGCAATTGGACCAACTACTCTTTTTCTATCGTTGCTATATGAATTGACTCTAAGCCAGGTTTCTAAAGTATATTCTCTAAACTTTCCAGCCTCGTTTAAAAATCCTACTCCAGGAATGATTAATGAAGGGCTTCCATCATTTGGATACATGGTAGTTAGACCAGAAGTTCCATAGACTATTGGTATTCCTGAATTTTTTGCCTTAAGCATGTTATCTGAAACTAAATAGTAGGCATCTAACTCTTGTAGACCGTAGCATTTAGCAATAACTCCCTTTTTAGGAGCAATAGATATGTTTGATGGTATGTCTATTGCTTCAACACCAAGAGATGAGGAGGCAAATTCTTCTGACCACTGACCAAGACTTAAACCATTTACCAAAAACACGTCTTCTGTTTCTGATCCACCCAAAAAGTTAATTTTAAAAACTAGTCTTATTTTTGTATCATCTGGAGGTGTATCAAATGTTTCTGATATAAAAATCCAATTGCTGTTTATTACAGTATCATAGTTTTTTAAATGCGTAATATCTTGACCGCTTGTGGTGTCTGTATATTGATACCCTATTTCAAAGCCAGCAACATATGCGCTTTCAGAATAAAAGTAACCGCCTACAGAAAAAGTTTTTAGATATTTATTAAAGTTTTTTATATCCATTATGTCGTTGCTAATTGCAACAATAGATGCAGACTCTGTTGCTGTTGGTGTGGCAGTTATTTTGCCCACATAACTTCCAATAAATGGCTCGTCTATTGAGTTAGGATGTGGTTCATGAGTACCGCCAACTATTGTCCAATTTGACAAATTTCTTTGAGATTCTGAAATCAAAGAAATATAGTCTGCTTTATCATCTAATGCCCATAGACCAGTCGGATGCTCAGCAAAGACTTTTTCTGCATATAGGTTTGATGGTGTTGTCATATATTCTCCTACCCCATTATACCAGTTACAAACCCATATCTTTATATATTATTGGAGACCTTTTGTCTTTTTCCATTGAGTGCCACATTGCCATAGTGTACCTTTTACCGCTAGTTATTTTTTTTACAGAGTGCGAATATTCTGTTCCACCAGACGGGAATGTTACGATGTCACCTGCTTTTGGCTTGTATAGAAAATCTTGATTTGGGAAGTATAACTCTCCACCAGAGTAGTTGTCATTTAGATACAAAACAGAACTAAACTGAACAAACTCATAACCAGAATGGGAGTCTATATGCTTTCCAGCGTAAGACCCTTCTTTCCATAAAGACAGAACAGCACTTACCGTATAAAGTTCTGGTATAAAACCATTATTATTCCTGTTTAGTTTGTTCACAATTTCAGAATACTTAGATAGCAAAGACACAACATTCTTGTCTTCGGGAGCAACCAAGACATATGGATTATCCTCAAAAGGAACAAGTTGGCCTTTATCATAAAAAGAATTAATAAGGCTTATTCCAAGATCACAATCCTTTTTTGAAACCTTTGGGTTGTTAATAACTATTCTATGTGAAATTATATTATCCTGTCTTTATTTCGCAGTAGTCTGTTGTGCAGTATGATTCACCTTGAGCCTCAAGATTATCTACACCGTCGTAAATTGCACCGAAGTCAATGTGCTTCAACTTGCCAATATATGACTCATATTCTTCTTCAGTAATTTGAGTATATGGCTGCTGAGGATAAACGGTGTTTCCCATTGGAAGGAATGATACTGCCTTTAATTGTCCCTCGTACATATGTAGCGCTGGAACAACATGCTTTGATTCTGTTTCCTTATCAAATGAAAGAGTTACAGAAACACCATTGTCAGACCAATACTTCTGAGCAGTTGCAGCAAGTGCAATCTTTTCAAACAATGTTACATCCTTCTCAGATCTTGGGTGACCTGACTTGATTGGGAAATAAACTACTGATGTGTTTGCTGATACTACGTCGTCTTCAATTGTGTACCCTGCTGCTTTGAACAAGTGCATCATTGGGTCTGTGTTTCCAAATCGAACTGCACGAAGGAAGAAGTTTCCTCCAGGACCCCAGTGAACTCCAGGAGTTGCGCCAGAAAGAATTGAAACAGATCCTGATGGCTTAACTGTTGTTACACGAATTGATTCACGAACACACAGCCATTCTGAATACTGATGATCATAGTGACGGATCTTGTTATATCCCTCATCCATCCACTCACGAACAACTGGCAAACCCTTTTGATCTGCAAATGATGCAATACCAGTAAGAGATGTTCCAATACGACGATTACGTTGCATAATGCCGTTTGTTTGTGGCCAGTGTGTTGGAACAAGTGTTACAGTCTTTCCATAAAGGTATGCGAACTTCAGGGTACGCAGGAAGTCCTCCTTAGATTCATGACGATTTAAGTGCACTTCTACAAGTGTACATAGTTCGTATGATTCCAATGGCTGCTCCGCACATGGGTTAAATCCCATCACACGATAATCCTTACCGTCTGGCGCATCCTTTAGTCGTCCATAATTACGAGCAACATCAAGCCAGATAAACCCTGGTTCTCCGTTTTCAGTAATTAAATCTACGTAGTCTTCGTACTTTGTTCCTACTTCTGCTGAAATAGAATTATTAGACATCCAAGCCCAACCTGGATTTTCTGGATCAAACGAGTTACGCTCTGGGAACATCTCTGAATTCTTTAGATTCATAAATGTTTCATCCCCTGCATTACCCAAAGCAAGAGTTGCTGATCGTCTTACGTTACCTGATACCACACAGGTACCAATAAGGTTTACAAGGTCTACAATGGCACGAGAGTCTAGCGTTTCTCCGCCTCTGGAGCCGATTACACGGTCTATCTGGTCGTGCAACTTGATAAGAGGTGCAGGTCCTGATGCAACGCCTCCAAAGCCCTTAATAGGTGCTCCAAGAGGTCTGATCAAATCATAGTTAAACTTCTGAATACTCTGGTTTGGTCTTAGGTAGGAGTTTATTAAAAGTCTGACCGACTCTACCCAACCCTCACGAGTGTCTGGAATTTCGAACACCTGTTCTGGTTCTGTTGGGGCATAGATTGAGAATTTCTTATCCTGTCCAACTGTGTCAAACCCTACACCAATACCAAGCATCAAAGCATCCATGACCCAAGCAAATAACGCTCCTGGATCATTCTTATCAAGATCCTTTGTAGATACCATTGCACAGTTTTGTAGGGCTGCGGAGTTCTTCTTCTCCATGGTCATAGGAGTTCCAAATGCCCACATGCCTCGACCTGGTGGTGTCCACTTTAATTCAAACATTCTTTGGAATGCTTCTTGTGCAGACTTCTGAGCCTTGTAGTCATTCCATGGTAGACGGTTTTCTTTGGCATGATTCTTCTGTACTGAATACATACCCTCGATTACACGACGACAAACCTCGTGCCATCTTTCTTTAGTTCCATCCTCCTTCATGCGAGAATATGTACGAATAAAAGTAATTTCTCCAAGTGAATTTTCTGCTGCATCCTTAAACCCAAATGGGCTTTCTTGGCTCTTGTACTTTTCTACGAACTCCTCTGGAAGTTTAAAACTAAAAAAATCTGACATGTGTATCGTCCTTTCAAAAACGGAATAGTGTTAAGTATAGCAGAGTTTTCAAAAAAGTAAAACTCTACCTAAATGTATTGTTTAGAGTTATAAAATAATCAACTCTGTATAAGAATTAATGAATCCAGTGTTGCGGAACCATATACTTAAAACCACTCTTTACTAGGTGTGCTGTGTGGTGATAAGGTGGTGATGGCGGAAATACAATAATGCTTCCAGCCTTTGGCTTAACTGCAAAATGATATGCTGCAGGATCTGCATTTGCAAAATCTGAATCTGGAGTTGGGCCCTGAATAGGTCCCTTTGGATCTCTAATTGTAAAAGAAATCTCTCCACCCTCATAATCATCATTAAGGTACATAACGAAAGAAACCTTAAGTCTTTCATCTCCCTATTGCTGATCAAAGTGTGCACCCATAAATGTTCCAGCCATGTATTTCTTAATTGGGTACATTGGGAATAGTTTTGGTTCATCTGTTATCCCGTGTGCTGCTGCGTAATCTCGTGCTACGTCATCAAATGCTTTCTGCAATGTTGAATAAATATATGTGTTTTTTTCGTCAGTTGGGTCTGCCTCTGAGATACTTTTATCTGTTCCATAGACATACTCTTGGCCACTACATGCCATCCATTCACCCCATGGATCCTTGTTGTCATTCTCGATTGCCTCAACAAGTTTTTTAGGATCTTCGATTACATTTGTGTAATAGTAAACCTTTTCTTCAAGTATTTCTCTTTCCATTTTATATCTCCTTAGTATTTATTATTTTCATACCAGCCTGTGACTTTTATGAATCCTACTGTAACATATCTAATAGGTCCTTCTCCTACAAACCTAACTCCATGCTCATACTCTTCATTTCCTGGAAAAAGAAGTAGCGTTCCTGGGCTTGGTCTTAAATCTGAACCCTCTTTATTCTTAAAAAATAAAGTTCCATCCTTATAGTCATCGTTAATGTATAGTATAGCAGCGTATTTGATTGATGGATCTGTGTGCTGATCTGTGTGAGCCTTAAGTTCAACCCCTGGTTGCATTCTCTGTAGTGTTCCAAATCCAGCAAGTTCTAGGGATGGGTCAGATAGTTTAATCATGTCTCCAAGCCTTACTTGTAGCGTTCTACTAATATCTTTGCTTGTGATATCTAAATTCTTATCTTCCCACCCAAGCGTTACTTCAAATTTACCTTCTGCAACCAAGTTTTCTACGTCATCTCTTCCAAATTTTTCCATACAAAATCTGGCAAGATTCTTTGTATATTCAATAGACCAGTCTGCGTTATCTGTTGTTTTAATTATTTCTAGAATAGTTTCTAGTTCTCCTTCGTGCAAAAAATCTTCTATAAATAAAACATTGCCATGAACTACGTTAGTTTTATATCCAGCATCTTTAAATTCTTGTTCTAAAAAAACTGTCATTTATTTTCCTCCGCCTTATACTTATTACCTTCAGCATCAATTTTCCATCCTTGCTTTAGCAATTCTTGCCACTCTGCTCTTTCAATCTCCTGCTTTGCTCTAGTTTCTTTCATTTCTGCTGCCCAGGCATCTCTTAGTTCTTGTGGATATGCGGACTCTTCTCTATCATCCCAGAATGAACCGATTGTATACCTTACACCACTTTCAATAAGAGATACTTCATGCATGTTATTAAATCCACCATCAAATACTGCAAGCATTCCTACCTGTGGCTTAATCTCTATATCTTGATCTGGGAACTTAAGCAGTCCACCTTCAAAATCATCATTAAGATATAAGAACCCAGCATATCTACTTCTTGTAAATGCTCCAGAGTTACCCTTTTCATCAGTATTATCTGAGTGAATTCTTGCATATGCACCTGGCTCCCACTTCTGTGTGTGATATCCAATTTTTGATATAATTTTTGGATCTAAGTCATGAACCGATGCAATTGCTTCTGGCATCATTTTTTCAATATCTGAAAATATAGTTGGTGTTAATCCAGCATCAATAACTTCTTCGTCGTTGTCTTGTGGCAACACTGAAGAATATGATTCATAAAATGATATAGGCATCCAAGAAAGTTTGCCATTTGCTGCCTGAGCATCTAATGCAACAATCATTTTTTGACAAGTTTCTTCATCAATAAAGTTTTCATAAACAACTATATCTTTTGTAAGTCTTTTTTTATTATTTAGATTCATGGCTTTCTATCTCCTGTGTGCTCTGTAATCTCCCAAAAGAATGGGCATGTGTATCTAATGCCACTCTTAATCTCTGTTACTCCGTGGACATAATTCATATCCCCTGGGAAAAAATATGCTGCACCCTTCTTTGGTTTAAACTGAACTCCTTGCAATGGAAAATATAACTCTCCACCTTCATAGTCTTCGTTCAAATAAAACAAACTTGAAAGATCATAGTTTGGGAAGTCATTTGGAAGTCCTGCATCTGGTCCCTCATGCAGTTCTTTGTCTGCGTGGGGGTTCTGAAACTGCCCTGGGAGCCATCTAACGATAGTTGTGCCAGTAGGAATAACCTTTACCTTATAAAACTCTTCAACTATTGGCTTGAGCCTTTGAAACAGTCCTGCAATTACTGGAGCAATTGTTGGATCATTTTTATCTAATGTTGGGCTGGTTGCTACTCTGTCTTTCCAATATTCAGAATCATAAACTACTGTTCCATTTTCATTTACATGACTTTGAGTTACATCCCAAATTGTTAAAGACTTAGCAGCCTTTTCTAAAAACTCTATCTCTTCTTGAGTCATAAAATTTTCTAATTCAACGATCATTTCTTTGCCATTGCCAAACCAGCCTGATGGGGTCATAGATGGCTTTCTAATTACTACAGATGCTTCTTCTTTATTCATAATTTGATTATATCATAGGGTTTTAATCCTACAAATCTCTCTCAATCTCTAGTTGTTTTAAGAACCTGTCTGCGCTAAACCTCCAGTTGTCTTTTGCAAAAGAAGTAACAATCTTAATGCAGACATCTTCATAGTCTTTCTTTTCTAACTTATCCTTTAAAGAATGTAGCGCCTCAACAGTGTCAATATAGTTTTGCCTAACAAAAGACGGATCTCCTGCATGATTTCTTTTTAAAACCTTTGTATTGATCTTTCCCGATGGTTCATATAGTGAGACTGTAAGATATTCTTTTGCAAACCCAGCATCTTGATACATTTCATATCCTTCTAGTGCTTGTTTTTTATTGTCAAAAGATATTATAGATCTAACTGGAGATTCCCCATCTCTAGATACAGTTATAATATAGTGACTAACATTTCCACTTGCTGAGTTCTTAATGTACTCACTCACTATATCGTCATGACTAATTTTTAACTGTTCCATTATTTACCCTGAGTTGTTTGATCATCTACGCTAAGTTTTAATGTTTTTACTTCATGAGACCCAAGAGACTCACCTTTTTCATTGACCGCATTTCTGTACCAGTCAGTCCATTGACCGCTTGAGTTTACCTTCTGTGCTGCTTCTCCGTAAGAAATGTTTGCTTCTACTCTTTTTCTGTCTTCGTCTTTATAATCAACAATTTTAATTACGGTATTATTTAGTGCTGTAAGAGATATTGGAATTATCGTTGCTACTGGAGTCCCAGCCTTTATAGCAATCTTTTTATTTGCAGACCTTGCTTTTAATGCCAACGGAAATGGGTTGTCATAAAAAGATGTGCTAATTAGATATGACATTGTTTCAAAATCATCACTAAAATAATTAACTGGATTAATAGCAAGCATACTAACATCCTCATCTGTTCTAAAGATAAGACCAGTGTCCATACTTATTGAGGATTGCCCTCTTCCAGAATATGCTCTCTCTGGGCTAACTATCTGAACGTGATCAGGAGTTTGATCGTTTATGCCATCCCATGTAAACTCAATGTCTTCCGTGCAAGATAAACTGTATCCTACTACGTTTGCCTGAGTTACTGGAAAACATCTGTATGCATGATTTTCAGAAGTCTGGTCCATCCAATCTCTTTTAATTGACATTGGAGATATTTCAAAAATACATCCTGGGGTTTTTTCAACTGATATGTTAAACATTAGTCTGCTTCTGCACTATACATTTCTGGAGTGTGAAACTTTTTGCTGTAGTCAAGCATTGTCACAATAGAATATTTTGTCCCAGATGTTACTGGCATTGCTTGATGAGGATACATAAAGTTTGAAGGGAAAACGAACAAGTCTCCTGCTTCTGGTTTAACCTTTAGATTTTGAAGTCTAAAGAACAACTCTCCACCTTCGTAGTCATCATTTGGATAAGATACCAAAGACACTGTGCAGTTATAAGAAAAACCATGGTCATGGTGCTCCATAAAGTGTTGTCCTGGACCATACTTGATAAAGTTAAATGCTTCCCAATATTTTAAATTATTTATGTTATACATCTTACAATAGTCTTCTACTGCTGGGAACTT